TTGACAGGCTGTCTCTAAACGAGAAGAAAAATTCTCTTTAGTATCACCTGCTATTTTGACTTTATACTCGTAAGTGTTAGTCGATTCTGTTAGATATTTTGCAAACGTGCTCATATTAGTACTATTTAGTCTTTATCTTCAGCTTTGGCGTCATCTGTTTTAAGCAGTTTCTTCATTAATTCGTTACGATCTGATATAACAAATCCTTCGCTTTCTTCAATTGCACCACCGTCTTTACCATCCTTATCTATTTTTAGTTTTTTAAGTTGTAATTCAACCATTTTAAGTTTTTTGTCTATTTTAGAACCTTTAGCATCTATGGCATTACGTAACATAGTACTTGCAACTTCAAATATACGTCCTGAATAACGTGAGTCTACGTTCATTCCTAAATCCATTAAATTTTTATAACTTTCTTCAGCTTCAACAGCCAGTTTATCTAATTCTAAATCTGATAAATCTCCTAGTCCTTTTACTTGAGGAAGTGATGCCGCAATTTTATCAAATTCAGCATAAGTTTTTTCTAAATTTTTTGCAGTTTGTGGGTCAATATTTTTTGGAATACCATTTATTTGTTTAGCTTGATTTTCTTTGTCTTTTTTATCTACTTCTTTAAATGCTTCTTTAACATTTGGTAAATTTAATATGTCTTCTAACTTTTTAGTCATTTTGATTATTTACGTGTACCTTGATGAAATAATTGGTCTTCTGATACGACTCTAAATCTCATTCTATTTTGTTTTGCGTAAGCGTTTGCGGCCTCCCATTTGGCCATGTTTATTACAACTTGTTTTTTCTTTCCCATACTTTTACCTGCACGTTCTAATGTTGTCTGGGACATTGGCTTAACTTCGACCATTTCGGCGTGTTTACGCCCTTGTTTGTCGTTATAAACAATGAAAAAATCAGGTACATAGATTGTATACTTGCCTGTTAATGGATGCCTATACGGGATTTTAATTGATTCACTTGCCCATTTATATACGTTAGGATGTTCATCGCATAATCTCATAAATGCTTGTTCCCAACTACTTCTATAAGTTGGCGTTTTTAATCCAACATATTTTTCTGGATTTTTTGGAGAAAATTTTCCTTTAGCAAATCTTGGTATCATTAGTCTAGAATGTTTCTAGACACGGTATCTTTTGTTGAACGAGTTTGTCTTACACCCAACCTACTAGACTTATATCTATTAGCATTTAATATAATTGTTATTAATTCAGAAAGTTGGGCCTCGTCTGCTTTTGTTAATTGATCTAATATTTCTTGTGGACTAACAGAGTCGATCTTTGCTTGTTGTAAAATAACATAAGCAGTTGATTCGGCCGCAGTTCTTGAAAAGCCTCTTTTAACAAAATGTCCAATTGCCGCATCATATTCACCAACATTAAATTGAAACTCTTCTTCGTAATTTGTTGTAGTTAATTCTTGAATAGTCTTATCGAATTGGTCTTTTTCTTTTTGTGGTAAGTTAGTGTAAAAAATGTCCATTATAAATTTGCCTTCTCAACTATAATTGATACGTTTTGTGTATCTCTATCAATTTTTATATATCCTTCGGTTACAAGTTTACGGATATTTGTAATTGCTTTAGACTTATATACTGTTTTTGTTGTATCAGTAGATCCTGTATATTCTACATCTGATTCTGCTATTGTTAATCCTTTTCTAGAACCTACATCTTTATAATATATTCCAGCCGCAATTGCATTTTTTATAGCGTCGTTAGTAGTAACAATATTATAAGCCTCGTCTGCTGTAAGATATAGTGTACTATCTAAAATTGGATTTGATATTATTGTTGTGTTTTGTGGATTTTTATTATCTACTAAACCTTTTGCAGTTGCAATAGTTAGTGCTGTTCCCGCCGCGGCTCCAATTGCAAAGTTGCCAATTGGATTTGTAATTGTGCCTGCTTGTTTGCCAACTTCTAAAACACCTTCTTTTACAATTCCTTTTAATTCTTCTTTAACGGAACTTTTTTTAATTTTTTTTGCATTATTATATGTGTTTGTTGCACCAATAATTGCACCTAAAATATTTCCGCCTCTAGCCATTCTTATTACCGAACCTACGCCATCAATAACTCCGCCGGGTCCAAATATTGAATTTGTACCTTTACCTAATACACTTAACGGAGAAGGTTCGTTATCATAATGTATTGTAGCCCATCCTGTTATTGATCCTTTATCAACTTTTCCTGTTCTGTATCTTACAGTTTCATATAAAACTTGCATTGTATTTTGCATAACACCAGTTCCGTCTGCCGCATCTAAATTATCATGATTAAATGAACCAATAATAGGGTTAACTAATCTAAATGAAGTAAATTTTTTTTTATGTAACACAAAAATTTCAACATTTTTTAGAAACGGAAGTTTACTTTGTTTAGGAGTATCTAAACCCCATTTTGTTGTTTTTCTATTTGTTGTATAATAATCATCTTTAGCATAAGTTTCTGCAAGTTCTTCATTAAGATGAACCGAATCTGCAACATTATATTCGTAATATTTTTTCCAAAACGCATTAACAGTATCAGCATGATCATCATGAAACGTAATATTAACTGGATCATAAGCAATACGTGTTGCCGCATATATTTTTTTATTGTATTGAGTTTTTTCTTCAATGTTCATATTATAACGAGGAAGTTCACAAGCCTTAACAAGCATATTCAATTCTAATAATTCATTAGGAGTAAATTTAGATTGTGCAACAACATCATTTAATGTTAATACCACGTGAAACAGAAATTTCTGTTTCGGCATTAATTTGAAATTATCGTCTATGTAAAGTCTAGATGCGTGACGGTAGTCTTTCATTCCTGGAAGGCCGTTTGAAAATCCTTTAAGAAAATTGTTTATACTTGGCATAGTACTTGTATTTATAGCCACAAAAAAAGCGCCTATAAAGACGCTTTTTTCATTATAATTGCTTTTTTAAATGTTATTGTCCACCACCAGTTGAAAGTGTACCTATTGTTCTTGTTACAGCAGTACCAATTCCTGTACCAGTTGGTGTTTGTATACAGTTGTCATATCTTATTGACATTGTAATTGTTGTTGGATCTGATGTTGCATATGCTAAAGTATTATAGTTAACGTTTTCAACATAAGCACCGTATAACTCAAATGTTTCTAATACATTTGGTTTACTTGCTCCGTTACCACCATCTAGCATTTCAAGTCTAGTTGTAAATTTATAATCAATACCAGATGCCGCACTTGATTGTTCAAAGAAATCAAATTGTTTTTGAATTTGTTCACCAACTAGTTTAGTAACTGCGTTGTTAACGTCATCTCTTAATGTGATTGTAATTGGATCCCAAGTATGTTTACCTGCTACAAATACTTTTGAGTTGTAAACGTCTAATGTTACAGTATCAAAAGTTAAATTAGGTCTTGTAATATCTATTACTTGTTTTGTTAATTCTGATCTTGGTGTTGATACTCCAAAATTTTCTAGGATTGCTCTAAAACGATATTGTAGTTTTGGCATCAACAAGCCTTGTGATGCTGAACTTTGATCGTTTGCTAAAGGTACTGTAAATTTTGATAATGTTGATATTGCCATGTGTTTTCTCTCTCCTATTTATCTAAAAATTAGTTCCCTAATTTTGCAATTTCTCCTGTGTTTTTAATTCTTAATGGTATGTAAATAAACTCAACCGATTTAACTGGTTCAATTGCTATATCAACATATAATTCATTTCTATCTATTCTAGTTGCTGTGTTATTAGTTTCATCACAAACTACTAAGAAGTCATATAATGCTCTTTGTCCAACTAGTTCTAATAAGAATGATTCTATTGCACCTTTAATTTCATTTCTAGTTAATTCATCATTTGGTTCAAAAATAAACGGTTTTCCAATTGCATCTAATTGACTTCTTAGATATACTGCTAATCTTGAAACGTTAATTCTATCTAATGCTGAACTTCCAGAAACTTTAGTTAAGTTACCAAAGTTAACAATTCCTGCTCCTGAGAAGAAAGTAATTGGATTAATTTTAACTGAATGCATTGAATCTCTTACTGATTCTGTTACAGATATTGTTTTAAATTCGCCTTCACTTGCATCAATATAACCAACTGCTGTTGCATTGTCTACAACACCACGTCTTGTACCTGCTGGTGCAAACCATGGATACGCAACATTATCATTATTTGCTAACGTTCTCATAATCATATGAGATGGTGGAACTACAACTGTATTTCCGCTGTTATCTGTTGTTTTTCCTGATGGATAAAATACGCCTAAGTAATCACTCGCACTTACTAATCCGTCTTCACCGTTATCAAGTGCCGCCGCCGAGTTATTTGACCAATTTGTAATTGCTGTTGCTGTACCTTCTAATCTTAAAGGTGTATCACCAATTATAAATGCTGTATTATTTCGATCAGTGTTTAAGTTAATCATATTTGAAATTGCTTCTGGATAACCAGGACAAGCAATAACGTTGAATCCTCTTTGATCTTCTCTTATTGCTTGGTTAGTGTCTATCTCAGATTTTATTTGCTGAATAACAACTTTTCTTTGTGCTTTTCTTCCAAATGTTCCTGAACCATCTTCTTTATTTCCTGATCTAGTAACCCATCTGTCTGGGAAGTAACCGCCTACAGCTTCGTTGCTGTATCTAATGTTACCTAATCCACTTGATCCTGAACTTGGATATTTTGTTTCAGTAATATAACTGTTTTTGTATTCTTTAATATTGTAACCAGAACGTCTAGAATTCCAAAGCATTATACCTTGTGGATATAAAGCTGGATCAGGCGCATCTGGGTCTAAGAAGCCATCAGTTAACAAGTCTTTAATTGAACTTGCTGTTCCGGCCTGTGTGCTGGCATTGGCACTTCTTTCTGCTAATGTATGCCATCTAGCATCAGCAAACACAATACCGTCTTCTGTTGTTTGGTCTGCTTTGTCAACTGTTACCCAAGCCGCGCCAGTTGTAGTAACTGCTACTTGGTTTGCTGTATTAGTTGAGCTTAATGTTGCAGATGTATTGTATTTGTAAATTTTTGGATAATTTTCTAAATCGCTTGTATCAACCCATAAGTCATTTGTTACAAGTGCAGTACCATCTGATTGTGTAGTTGGTGTTGTTGCTGAAAATTGTGGACCACTTGGATCAGTTGTTGCGTGTGCTGTTCTATAGCCTACCCAAGTTGTTCCGTTGTGTGACATAATATCAGCTGAATCAACTGTTGTATCATACCATAATGAACCGTCTGCTGGTTCATTGTTTGGTGAGTTTATACCTGCTGTGTAACTTAATCTTTTCCAGTTAGAAGCAACTATTCCTGCATTTGTAGTTGAGTCCATTGTTTCACCAGTTGGTGCCGCATATAAATTGTCAATTAGTGTTGTTGAATTTGCTGTGTATCCACCGTAAGCATGAGCAGTTGAAGTACTAAATCCTGCAGTTGCTAATGGAGTACCTTCAACATTGTCAGCCATTCTAAAATCACCACCTAATTTGTGTTTAATTTCAATTGCACCTTTGTAATTTCCTGAAGTTACAATTGAAGCTTCTAAGTTAGTAAAGTTAGCCGCCGCAAAACCTGTAACAAAATCTTCTGCATCTGCAATAGTTGAACCGTCTTGGTTAGCAACTGTTACTATTTTTTCTACCAATGCTTCTGCATTTTTTACTGATTCTGAACAAGTAAATTTACCTTGTAAATTTAATGGATAAACTGTTTTAGAAGAAATTATAGTTTCAGCACCTTCAAATCTGAATAATTGTAAGTCACCAACATTTGGAGTTGTGTCTAATGCATCACCTGATGCCATCGATTCTTCAGTTATGTTGTATTGTGCATATAAAGTTCCAGCCGCAATACCTGTTCCGCCGTTAGTTGGATCAGTATTGTATATTGCTGAATTATTAGTTGCATATAATGGTGAACTTACTGTTCCCCATGCTCCGTTTGTTGAATCATAAAGTTTAGCAATAATATTTGTTCCGCTATTAGCAGAAGTTGTTTTAAACCAAACAGAACCATTAGGTCTGTTGTCGTCTGCTGTTTTCCAAGTAGGTCTGCTAGTGTGTTTTGATTGTAAGAATGTAGGCCCTTTATATATTTTTGCTGTAATTCCTAAAGAAGCTAATACTCCATTTCCTTCTTCAAATCTAATTGTGTTTGTGCCTCCAGCTCCAGATGAATCACCTAGTGCATAACCATTGTGATAAATTTCTAAATTTCCTGTTACAGTATCTATTGCCGCAGTTACGTTAGTAACGTTTGAGGCAATTGCCGCAACAACGTCTGAAAGTGCAGTTCCACCCGGTGTTACTGTAATTCCGTTAATTGACATTGTTTGTCCACTTACAACAGTTGTACCTGATGCAACTGAAACCACTGGATGTGATAAGTGCCATGCACTTGATCCTAATTGTGTCCAAGCTCCTGCATCGTTTTTATAATACATTTTGTTTGATACGTGTGTTGTGTTTACAGCATAATCGCCTATTGAACCTATTGATGTTTTAGGTGCACCTGTTGAACTGTTACCAGCTAAATCAGATACTGATGTAATTAAAGTTGGTGTTTTTGCTGTGAATACTTGATTAGTTGCTGACCACTCTTGGACACCAAAACTGCTTGATGCAAGGTCAAACCAGTATGTTCCATCTGTAGGATCAGCAGTTGGAGATGATGCACTTCCTACTAATTCTGTTAAGTCAACGTTTGGTCTTAGAACATACGCTCTGTTGGCTATTCCTAAGAAAGAATATGCCGCTTGTAATCCCCATTCATTTAATTCGTAACCATGTAATGCGTTTCCTGAAGCGTCTGTATAAAATTTTGGATCACCGAAAGTCTCTGTTAATTCTCTTTGTGAAGATAGCAAATATACTGTATTTGCGTTAGCAGTTGTTGTTCCTGATGCTGTACCTGATCCTGAACCCGGTGCTTTATTTTGTCCTGATGCTACTATAAAAAGTGGTGTAGTACCCGCATCTGATGGTACATAAAAACTCTCGTTTATTACACTTACTTCTACTCCTGGTGACGTTAATGCCATGTCTCGTATTCTCCTTGCAAGTTTATCCGTATACTACGTAATACTAAAACTATTTATTACATTATACGTAAATTACGACTTTATTTTAATAATTCTGGTGCCTATATAGGTTACGTAAATACATTTACAATGACTATAGGCATTAGATGAAACCATTTATAGGCACCAGACCATTGTGTAAACAATGTAAAATAAAAGTTAGAGCTATGGGTTATAGACGAGGAAAGAAAGTTTATTGGCGTAGTTTATGTGATACCTGTATTCGAAAAAAGAAGAAACTTCATATAGGAGGAGTAACACCATTACAACGTTCAGGTTATAGAAAAAAAAATAAGTGTGAGTTGTGTGGATTTAAAGCACAAGAATCTATGCAATTAGATGTATATTTTGTAGACGGAAATAAAAATAATACTGCTACACACAATTTAAAAACTATATGTGCTAATTGTCAACGATTAGCAAGTGTTAAGAAATTACGTTGGAAGATGGGTGATCTTGTAGCAGATGAATAAAATAATCTATATTAGCATTTAACCCTTCTAAACTACTTGTATTATCAATAATATAATCAAAGTCAGAACCAATCCAATCCCATTCGGATTTATGTATTCCTCGCTTTTGCATTTCTTCTCTAGTTGGCATTGGTCCTCTTTTTACAAGTAGTATTTTGCCACCGTGTGCTTTTATTGTTTTAATTTCGTTTTGGAATCTTGTATCAGAAATAACAGTATTTTCGCCTTTATATCTTCCAATAACAGAGTCAACCCATATAGCATCATACATACCTTGACGCATAACTTCAGTACCGAAGTATTGTAACACCCAACGAGGAGTAACTTCTTTACCCATTTTTTTACTCCAAAATTCATCTGCTGTTTCTCGCCATTCACGGCTTATTTTAGTATTGCCTTCCAACATTTCTCTGTCCCAATTAAACATTGAACTAACAGCATCTTTTAAACTTTTTGCGAAGCTATCTCGTTTATAGCCGTGGTGTGTTACCAGCCTATCCGCAACGGTATCTTTGCCAGACCCAATTGGTCCTACTAAACCTATTAACATTAATTGATTATACTATTTTTTTAAGCGTTTTTCAATCTCTAATTTTGCTTCTTTTACCGCCCCAAGGATGGTTTTACGTATGTCTAATTTTTTATTTTTTAACGCACTAATAGACATATTTTCCAAATCGTTAACAATTTGTTCTAGTTCATTTATATCACAATCTGAATATTTTCTATATCGGGAATCTTTCATTTCACGAATATTTAAAGTAATATTATATGGAATTAACCAATAACAAAACTATGTGGAGTTCCGCCTTCTGCAAAATTGTTAACTTCTTCATCAAGTTTCTCCATTTCTTGCATACCTTGTTGTTTTAATTCAGTACCATTAAGTGTAGTACCACCTTGTGGACCGGCAATAGTATTAAATTTACCTCTTGCTTCACCTAGCATTATTTTACATACTGCTAATGTGTAATCTCTAATCCATGGTTTAGAATAGATGTCTTTAAACAGTGTAATATCAGGTCTATAATTATCAGTGTGCATTAGAATACCTTCGTTATCTGCTCTAGGTCTTTGTGTAACTGTAAGTTTTTTAGTTGCAACGTCAAAATGAAATTGTATAAAACTTCCAAACATTTTTCCGATTAATTCCTGGTAAGAAGCAAAAGCAAAATATGTTGCAAGTCCGCCTGTTGCTCCTGCTCTTAACAAGTATGTGTTAGTATATGCCAGGTTAAAAGGTTCAAAAAGTGTTCCACCTTCGCCGCCTTCTGTACGAGAGCCCACTGTTCTACGAAATAATCTTCTAACGTTGATTATTTCATCAGGTAAAATGTAAGTATTTTGATTTTTTTTCATCGTTAAAAAAGCATAAGATTCTTCAACAGCATTAGACGATCTTTGTCTATATCTATTAATTGATCTTTCAAGTGCTATTTGGTAGTGTTTTGGGTCTAATTCTACGTCAATCATGCCCTCACCTAAATTAGCTTTAACGTATTCAAATACTTGTTGTTGACCTGTTTGTAGTTCTGACATACACATATTTATGGTTTGTGTGTTATCAATAAATATGTATGGAATGCCAAGATTATCAATTTTTAAGCCTGAAAAAGGCAATGACTATAAGTTTTTTGATCGTAACATCAAAGAGATGTTTACGGTGGGTGGAACAGATTTACACTTTCACAAATACTTAGGACCTTACAATCAAAGTGATGAGACTAAAGACGGAGCACCTTCGCCTACGCAACCACTACGAGCTGATAGCAATATTAATGAAACAACAATACAAGACTTGCTATTTTTAGAAAATAGAGATAGAAAATATTCACCAGACATTTATACGGTTAGAGGAATATACAATGTACAAGACATAGACTTTAATTTATCACAATTTGGTATGTTTTTACAAAATGATACTATATTTTTAACTGTACATATGAATGATGTTGTTGAAAGATTGGGCAGAAAACCTATGTCTGGAGATGTACTAGAATTTCCACATATGAAAGAAGATTTTTCTTTAGATGAAACTATACCAATTGCACTTAAAAGATATTATGTTATTGAAGATGTTAACAGAGCGGCAGAAGGATTCTCACCAACATGGTGGCCACATTTATTAAGATTAAAAATGAAAACACTAGTTGACGCACAAGAATTTAGAGATGTTATTGGTGATGCAACTACAACAGGTTCTCTTGCAAGTTATATGAGTACCTATAATAAAGAAAAAGAAATTAGTGATCAAATAGTTGCACAGGCAGAAGCAGATGCACCTAAATCAGGATTTAATTATAAACAATATTATGTTGCTCCAATAGATGAAAAAGGAAATATTAGAACTGATAACGTAAACTCAACTGAAAGAATTTCAGATAAACCAATAAATGCAACAATAGACACACCAGCAAGTTCGCATTATGGGTTCTATTTAGATGGAGACGGCGTTGCACCTAACGGTCATCCAGCTGGTTTTGGAACAGCGTTTCCAAGTAATTACGCTGATGGCGATTATTTCTTAAGAACAGACTTTTTACCAAATAGATTATTCCGTTTTGATGGAACCAGATGGGTTAAGATAGAGGATTCAATTAGATTAACTACAACTAATGATGATACAAGAGCAAATTGGAAAACTAAATTTGTTAATGAATCAAGCACAACTACAATAAATGGATTAACAGTAGAACAAAGACAATCATTAACAAATGCATTAAAACCAAAGGCTGACAATTAATGTTACATTTTTACGACGGACAAATTAGAAAATTTTTAACTCAATTTATAAGAATTTTGAGTAATTTTTCTGTGGAAACAGGAAAAGGTAAAGATGATACTGTAACATTAAGAGCAGTTCCGGTTGTGTATGGAGATCCTACAAGACAAGTTGCAAATATTATAAGACAAAATTCAGAAAATGTATTACAATATGCACCAAGAATTGCCGCTTATGTAAGAGAATTAACATATGATAGAGATAGAATGCAAAATCCTTATCATGTAGAAAAACAACATTTAAAAGAACGTGATGTTTTAGCAGACGGAACATATAGTAATAAATTAGGAGCTGGATATACTGTTGAAAAAGTCATGCCATCTCCGTTTAGATTAGAAGTATCAGCAGATATTTGGACAACTAATACAGATCAAAAATTACAAATAATGGAACAAATTTTATATTTGTTTAACCCAGATTTTGAAATACAAAAAACAGACAATTATATTGATTGGACAAGTTTAAGTTATGTTGAATTAACAGGCACAACATTTAGTTCTAGAACTATTCCTATAGGTGCAGATTCAGAAATTGATGTTGCAACATTACAATTTTCTATGCCAATATGGTTATCACCACCTGTTAAAGTATCAAAATTAGGTGTTATACAAAAAATTATTATGAGTATCTATGATGATGATGGCGGAATTGCAAAAGAATTAATAGATGGGTCTCTAATTTCAAGAAGTTATATAACACCAAACAACTTTGGATTATTGGTATCAGGAAACCAATTAAGATTACTTGGTACAACAGGTACAAGTGTTACATCGGGCGGGGATGGATATTATACAGGTGCAAATGCACCATCAAATTTAGATCCATTTGAAACATTTGGTCCTGCAGTTAATTGGAAAATATTATTAGATCAGTATGGCAAAGTTACAAACGGTACATCTCAAATAAGATTAACACTACCAACAGGAAATGAAATAATTGGTACTATTGCAACTACAACATTAGACGATACAATATTATTGTTTAACATTGATACTGATACTATCCCAACAAATACATTAACGTCGGTTTTAAAAATTATTAATCCTACAACGTTTGCTCCTGGAACACCAGCAAATGGTGATAGATATTTAATTATAGACGAGATAGGTGATTCTACTGCAACAGTACAAAGTTCAACTTGGGGAACATTAATTGCTTCAGTAGGCGATATAATAGAATATAGTTCATCTCAAAGCAAATGGTTAAAAGTATTTGACGCATCACACCCAGATTCAACACAACATTATATTACTAATGTAAACACAGGAATTCAATATCGTTTTAATGGATCAGAATGGGTTAAATCATATGAAGGAATTTATTACGCTGGTAAATGGAGTATTGTACTTGATGGTGGCGGAAATACTGGATATGATGCAAGTTCAGATGCAACAACTCCTTGATTAATTTAAGTTAAATTGTTATAATATAAAATATGGAAAAGAATATTATTTGTTCGGGAGCATTATTCTACGCTACATCGACTAAACGTTTTCTTTTATTACAAAGAACTGATTTTAAAACTAGAGGTATGTGGGGGTTAGTTGGCGGCAGAGCACGTTATACTGAGTCAGCATTTGACGGTTTGAAAAGAGAAATTATAGAAGAAGTCGGAGAAACTCAAAAATTTAAAAAAGTAATTCCTTTAGAATTGTTTACGTCAAACGATCAAAAGTTTTTCTTTAATACATATCTTATTGCAGTTGAAAATGAATTTGTAGCAAAATTAAATAAAGAGCATTCAGGATATTGTTGGTGTAATTTTGAAAGTTGGCCAAAAAATTTACACGCAGGATTAAGAAATACTCTTAATAATAAAGCGATAAAAGGTAAACTTCAAACTATTCTAGACTTAATTGTTTAAATGATAAGAAAAATAGTTATTTTTTTAATGGTACTTTTTATAATTGCTATAATTGTTTTATCTTTTTATGGAAATACTGTTTATTAAAAAGTTTTTTTAAACTGCCAACGTAGCACTTCTGGATTTTTATAGCAATTGTCTTTTACAACTTGTTTGACAGTTCTGGCTCCATCTAATACTAACGTATGATATTTTTCTTTATAACACACTGAGGTTAAAGTATGATTTCCGCTAGTACACGCAACTAATAGGAAAGTTAAGCCAATCACTGTTAATAATATAATAATAAATTTCATTATCCTGCACTAATTTTTACTGTACCAGAATCGTTCCAAAGTTGTCCAGCATTACTTGGATCACTTGTTGGCAAATCAGTTGCCATAATTTTACCTGATTCGTTAACCATTACAGTACCAGCTTGATCTGGAAAATCAATATCTCTTCTTCCAGTAGCATTTCTACCAAATAATCTAACTTTTTTATAACCTTGTGCCTGCAACATTAAAGGTTTGTCTACATGAACAAGTACACCATCGTTTTGTACTATCAACATTGTTTTGTGTTGTCCACCAGTTCTTACAGTAAACTGTAAAGCAGAATCATCACCATTTGCTTTTCTAATTTTACTATCAATACTTGCATAACGCATCATATCACCTGCAGTATTTTTACCTTTAAATTGTATTTTTCCTAATATATCACTTTTTGCTGGATTGTCGGAAAATCTTTCTAATGTAAGTAAAGGACCACTTGCTGATCCATCGTCTATTGTAGAAAGTAATAATGCATTTTCACTAGTGGAACGATTTTTAATTTGTACTTTATGAAATATTTGTTTTTTGTGAAAGTCAGCATCTGTATCCGTTACTGTTTTACCTTCAGTATCGTCATCTTCTACTTTCATTAAACTATATCGTTTTGGCATTATTCCTCCTTAATATATTTTTTACCTGTTAGTTTTTCAATATCTTTAATCATTTCTTCCATATTAACTCTAACAGTTTTACCTGTTATAGTATTTCTTGAGAAATATTCCCATTCACCGTGTTCATTGTGCGGTGAAAGTTTTGTAACGTTTCCTGCTTCATCTCTTACATATACTTCAGCACTTGCTGAGTCATCTTTAGCATAAACGTGAGCATAGTTGGCTACGGTTGACGGGTCAGATACAACTCCCATTGCCACAACACCAGCTACTGTAACACCAGTAGATGATGTTTGTAATCTTGTTGTACTGTTATAATTTAAATCAACAGAACTTGCCGCATTAAAAACAGCCATTGTTTTTGAGCCAGCGGCATTTTGAAATGTTTGTGTGCCTGATCTATAAATTATATTACCAGTACCTGCATCATCAATATAACTGTTGCTACCATCATGATAAATTTGTAGATCAGCACCAGTACCAAACTGTAATTTAACATTATCCGCTATTGTTTTTGTACCTGAAATTGTTTGTGCGTTAGTTGTTAAAACTTGTAATGATGTTGAGGCTCCAGCCGCTGTTCTTTGTATATGTGTTCTAAAAGCATTAACAGTTGTAGATCCCCCTGCAGAACTTGCCGCGTATAATGTTACAGTTGAGCCTGATATATCTGCAGTAAAGGTTAACATATCTGAATTTTTAGATGATGTTTGTGTATTTGATACGTAAGCCGTAGTACCATCAGTTACTACAAATACTTCATGCACTGATGCAGATGTTTCACTTGAATTATATCCTGATACAATATAATGAGCACCTGTGTATGAATCTGATGAAAACGAGTCTAAAGAAGTTGCACTTGACGAAACTGTAACAGCACCTACAACGTTTGTGTTTGTACCTGATGCATCGCTTTCAGAATCACTTAATAAAATTCTATATATTTTTACAACAGTATTTGGTTCGTTTCCTGATGCTCGTAACCTAACATCACTACCACTTATATCTGCTGTTAGTGTTAATAAAGAATTACTTCCTGTAAATGTATCATTGTAAATTGTAATATAAGCACTTGTACCATCATGTGTTACTAAACATTCAATATTTCCTAATTCTGTTTTACTAGAATTATTGCAAGAAATATAATATTTTGCACTTCTATATGATGCTTTTGCCCAAGTATCTAAATTTTCTACTGCAGAATCTACGTCTGAATTTAAAATAGTTGTTATGTTTCCTGTTGTTGCCGCCGAAGTTGAATCACCTAAACTAATTCTAAAAAATTTAATTGAGTTTACATCAGACGATCCAGTACCTCTTAACCTTACTGTACCAGAACTTATGTCTGCTGTATATGTTACGTGATCATTAGACCCGGATCGTACACCACCGCCAGAGGCAACAAATGCAGTTGTATCGTTGTGTACTAATGATATTTGATCAGTAGCAACTTCGTCATTAATTTCGTCTCTTGTTACAGCAAGATAAAATGCAGAATCATATGTACTTGTTGTAAATGTATCTATGTTTACTGCACTAGTAGATATAGAAGTTTTTTCACCGGTTGTTGTGTCACTAGATTCTGATGTTGCTGTTGTTTTTGTTATTGCTACCCAACCACTAGTATCATATCTTTCATACGTACTTGTTGTTGTGTTATATCTAATCATACCAACTGCACCTGTTGATCTTTGTGCAGTAGTACCTGCAGGTAGTTTTAATGATCCAGTTGCACCGGATAAGTCAAGCATTTCTGCTGTTAGTTTAATATTGTTGTGTGTAATATATAAATCATCTGATGTTTGTGCGTTTACTCTGTAAATATTTTTGGCTTCCATTCCTAGTCTTGCAAAGTAAATTACACTATTAGGTAAACATGATGCTCTTAATCTTGCTTTACCTCCTGACACATCTGCTGTAAATGTTGCAAGTGTATTATTACCTGTAATTACAAAACTTTCTGAAATTGTTGCGCCAGTTCCTGCCGCATTTACAGTCATAGTAATCTCAGAATTTTGATATTCAGTACTACCAGAGTTTCCTATGTTTATAAAATATTTTGCTGTTCGATATTTGAATACGTCAAAAGAATCCAATGTTTCCGTAGCAGAATCCATATCACTTTTCTTACTGTAAAGTGTATTATCAAATTCTCCTAATTTTGTTTTAGATCCTAAATCTTGTCTATATAATATTGCAGTAGCAGTTGTACCAGCAGTTGATGCCGCTGTTACTGTTACTGTTGCTGATGAAATTGTTGCCGCAAAAGTAACAAATGCTGTGCTTCTAGAAGATACGTTAGCATAATCGTCAAAGAAAACTGTTGTTCCATTATGAGTCATACTCATTTCTGAAATTTGATAGTCACTCTGTGTTGAATCTTTAATTAATACAATATATTTTGCACCTTGTATATCTGTTTTTGTAAATTGATCTAATGTTGTTGCACTAGAAGTAATTGCTGTGCTTGTTGCTACAATTTTTGAATTTGTATTAGCAACTGTTTCATGATGGTCGCCTAATGCAATTCTATAAATTCTTAAATTTGTATGTGTAGAGCTTTGTGTTGAACCAGATAATTGCAACATATCTCCAGATATTGCCGCAGTAAAATTAACTATGTTTGTACTATCTTCGTTAACGTTGTATACAGAAATATAAGGTGTTGAGCTATTATGTACAATAGAAACTTTTACATGACCAATTAATGAATTGTCATGATCCTCCATTGTGACATCATAAACAGCACCTCTAAATTCTCCTATATCAAATTCATCTATAACTGCTGATGTTGTTGTAAGTTTGTAGTAATTAAATTGTTTTATTGCTGTGTTGTTTCCACCACCGCCACCACCTGATTCTGCAAATGTTAATGCACCTGCACCATCAGTTTGTATTACTTGTCCATTACTTCCGTCTGTTGTTGGAAGTGTATAAGCACCATTTATTGAAGGAGCTGTTAATGTTTTATTTGTTAAAGTTTCTGTTGCAGTTATTAATGATATTGTACCTGTTGCATCAGGTAAAGATATTGTTCTATCATCTGTTGGATTAATAGTTGTTAAAATTGTTTCATGTCCATCAGCAACTGAGCCTTCAAATTCAATATAGTTTCCTGTGTTTAAGAATATTCCTGTAGATTCAATACGTACAGCATTTGTAAGAGTACCGTTCTCCATTAACATAATTTGCATTTTTCCGTCTTCAGTTCCGTTAGTTACATCAAAAATACTAGTGGTTATTCTTCCATATGTAACTTCTTCGTCGGCACTATTTTCACCTAAAAAATTTATTTGACCTAGTTTGTCCGAGTCTGCCGGACTTGAACTGTTTCTTTTTAAGTCTATTTTTGGACTTGCTGAATTACTTGCTTCTGTAGTAGTTAATGTTAATAGAGCACTTGTACCTGTACCAGAAGCTGATAATGTGCCTCCTGTTACTGCGGCCGAGGCTGTTACTGCTGTTGCGTTTACTGTTCCGTTTATGTCTAATGCTGTTGTTGGGGAAGAAGTACCTATTCCTACACGAGAATTCGTGACGTCAAGATAAAGTAGGTTTGTTTCAAAAGCCAGATCGGTACCGTTCCTCGTAAGGTTAGACTTTAGTACTGATCCAGATATACGGCCTATAGCCATATCTAGGTCTCCTTTAATATGTTAGTGTAACAATACATTACACACAGTCTCGTTTACGTTGCCGACTGACAGCAGTATACGTATTTATACGCCACAAAAAAAAGGCGATCCGAAGACCGCCTTTAATTCTACTAAAAAGTATTAATATTTATTAGTTGTTAGTTCTCACTGCACAATTTACCAACCCAATTGATGCTTCAGTTTTGTTTTCTAAAGCTCTTCCAATTACGTTGAATGGACTAATTGTTTCGCCAGTAGCAACTGCTCTTGCAGTTCCTTTAACTGTACTAGAAACAAGTCTTTGTCCTTTTGTAACTGTACCTGTTACTCTAACTGGAGTTCTTCCTGTCATTGCAACAAATGGATGTGAATCACTGTTACCTGCACCTGCGTTCATGGCATATGCTGGTTGAGTTGAAATAACACCAAATACATTTTCTGATAAGTCTGAAGTTACTTCAGTAATTTCAGCGTCACCGCCAACTATTACTACTGCACCTTCTGACATAGGAGCGTCTGCTTCGAAACGCTCGGCAACGTCCGCGTATTGCGCCGATGTTGATCTTGCGTGTACTACGTTTGCTCTAATATCAACTAAATTAGTTTCTGTGCTTGTTGGAACCGCCGTAGCTGATCTCAATGCTGTAAAGGCACCACCTGCGTTACCGTAAGTAGTTGTACCGTCGTCTGCAAATCCTTCATCCCAAACCCAGAATAAATCTTCTTCTGTTGCTGTTGATGTTTCACCTCTGTTTACTTTAAGACCTGAGTAATTTGGCATACCACTATTAGATGATATTCCTCTGTTCACTTCAATTATATTATCTTCAACTGAAAGTGTTGCTGTATTCAACTCAGTTCTTGTACCGTCAACAATTAAGTTACCGTGTACTCTTGTTTCTGCCGCCCCAATTGATAATGCCGCCGCACCACTAATTGTAGTAATTGCAGTTGTAGATGCCACAGTTATATTAGTTGTTCCTGAACTAATCGATGTCTGTGAAAGACCTGCTAGTCCGTCATCAACATATTTTTTGTTAGCAAAGTCACCGTCACTTGAAGGTGCCGCTGTTGCTCCGCCTGTAATAGTATTAGCACTAGCTGATATTACGATATCACCTACCTCTAATCCTGTGTTAACTCTAAAGTTACGTGTTGTCATGGTTCATTCTCCCGCATGATTATTTGTTAAAATAGTTAGTTAAGATATAAAACTGTACTCAATTATATCAAAGATTTTTTTGTCGTAAAAAAAACGCCCTAACAGTAGTATTTACCGTTAGAGCGTTTAAAATTATCTATAAGGTTATATTATACTCTCTATTACGCCGCTAGTGAGTATTGTACCGTAGCCGCTGTTACGCCACCACTTGATACTGCTTTAACTTCAATTGTACCTGAATTATAAACAAATGTAAGTGTTCCTAAATCAGACGATCCAGTGTTTACAACACCGTATACGTTACCAAATGCTGTTGAACCATTATGTGTTACGTTAGCTTTCATACAAGCATATTCAGTATTTGCCGCATCTTGTAATGTAACAAATATTTCTGCCGCTCTGTAAGTGCCACCGTTAAACGTCATAATGTTAGTCGCAGTTGATGTAAAGTTAACTGAACTTGTTTCAGTTCTTGCAACTCCACCTGTTACTAATGCAGTATTGTCAAATCCAACGATAGCAAATATTCTAGCCGCACTGTGCGGAGCAGAAGTAAATGTAATGTTAGTTGAACTTACTGTATAGTTTTCAGTTGGTTCTTGATAAACGTTATCAATAAACACCATTACGTTAGCCACCGCCGCCGGCGCTGAACTAAAAAGTGCGAATGTTGTTGTTGATCCGTCTCCTGTTGCTGATACTTTAGATATTGTAGGTGCCGTTCCACTAGATGTTGCTATTGCAACATATGTAGATCCGTCTGTACAACCTTCATAACCACCAGTTGTTGTATTAAATCTTATAATACCTGTTGCACCTGTTGGTCTTTCGCCTGTTGTACCTACTGGTATTCTCCATGCGTTAGTAGAACCACTACCGTCCAACTCAAAAGTTGGTGCACTAGTGTTAATACCAATTGCATTTGCTGAACCATCTAAAAAGAAAGCGTGTGTGTTGCCATTAGATTCCATTCTAAAGTCAACATCGGCTCCTGATGCTTCATTGAAGACACAAGCCGTTGTCCAACTTGCTCCACCTGTGTTAGTACATAATAGATTTCCAGTTGCAACTGTAATTCCACCTGATTTATCTGCACCTGTGGCAGTTGTTGTTCCAACTACCCACTGGTCTGCTGATTCATCCCAAACTACTGCCGCGTTATTACCTGTAGAACCACGTTCTACGATAACACCTGCATCATTTGTACTAGCTGATATACCATTGTTTAATTCTAAAATATTGTCTGCAATAACTGTGTTAGTAGTAGCAACTGTTGTTGTTGTACCATTAACTGTTAAGTTACCTGTGACTGTTAAATTAGATGTTATTCCACCTGATGTAAAAGATAATCCAGATGCACCCAAAGACATAATTTCAGATCCTGCTATATCAAATCTTATAACATCTTCGTCTGAACTTTCTTCTACTTGAATCTTTGTGTCTTCGTCTGCGTCTTTTACTGTATCACCTGATGCCAAGTTAGCCCAAGCACTGTTTGAATATCCTTCAATAGTTGACAGTGATGAGTTATATCTTAAGTCACCGTGTGCTGGTGAACCAGGTCTTTGTGCTGTTGATCCTGATGCTATTCTTACTGCATCTGTTGCCGAGACGTGTAAAGTAGTTGCAGGACTGGCTGTCCCAACTCCTACTCTAGAATTCGTTACGTCTAAAGCTAATAAATTTGTTTCAAACGCTAAATCAGTACCTGATCTTGCCAGGTTAGCTGAAAGCATCTGTCCTGTTATACGTCCTATTGCCATTTTAATTCCCCTTAATTATCGATAATTGTTTTTGCAAAACTATAGGTATTTATTTGAATGCATGATAATCACGTCGTTAAATACCTTAAGATAATGAAAAACAATTGTGTAACTATCGTTGGAAACTTGCCAATCAGCTTTGATTTACATGAATCCATGCATATTGGTCCTGTAATTGCATCAGCAAATAGTAATAAAAGTATTAACTTTGCTTATGCTACGTGTAATTCAGAAACAATTCTTCAAGATATGTTAAATTCTGCTAATTTTCAAGGTACTAATATACTTGTTCCAGAAGAGATGTTTAAAAAATATGTGTTTTTTAATGAGACAACGTGTTTACCTGATTTTCCTGGTATAAAAACATTAGAAATTGATCCTAATAATTGTACTCCACAATGTTTATCTTTAATGTTAGCAGTATATCTTAAACCAAAAATTATATTTTTATTAGGGTATGACTTGAATAATCCAATAGAATTTACAAGATTAAAAAGTATTATAATATCTAACCCAAACATACGATTTGCAAATATTTGTAGTCCACGTGTAAAGAAATTAGACGAATTAGATAATTGTTTTTGTGACACTTATATAAAATATCAGGAAGTAATTGATGACAGAAAATAAATTTTACAAATATAGTTTAAAGTTAAGATGGCCGTCTGTATGTCGTAATCGTTCAGTTGAGATTTTAAAAGAACGTCCAGATCTTGTAGAACAAATGAATCGTTATAGAGAAAAAGTTTCAAATGTATTAAAAATTGTTTGTCGAAAATCTTCTTATATTGATAATAATCATTCGATGACAGGTATTAGAATTTGGTTTGAGTCAGGGCAAGATGTTTATGATTTTATTATACGCCAACCAGAATTTGGTTGGGAAGTTGTTCCAACATTAGATGTAATTAATATTATAACTGGCCAATTACAAAATTTTGAGATTCAATATACACCTACTGGTGTAGTAATAGATTAATTTTCTGCAAATCCGTGCATTACTACTATTCGTGCGCCTGCGTGTGCGGCCTCTCCAGCAGTAGTAACAGTTGTTCCACTCATTGTATAATTTGTTGTTGGTTCTTGCATTACGCCATCAATATAGACTATAACGTTCTTAGCATCGTTAGGTTCTTCACTCATTGTAAATGCTGTTGTAGATCCATCTCCTGTAAAAATATCTTTAGTAATAGCACCAGCAACTGTTTCAGTTCTTAAATTTGACCATGTGGATCCGTCTTCTGATACTTCATATTTTGCGGTTGTAGTGTTAAATCTTATTACACCTTCTTGTGCTGTTGGTCTTGTACCTGTAGTACCTGTAGGTAAAACTATGCCGGTATCAGAGCTGAATATATATTGTCCTGTACCCGATGTGCCTAATGTAAAGTCGGCGTTTGTAACATCTTGGTTTATTGCAGATCCTGAAAGTGTAAAGTTACCTGTATCTGCTTTTAGGTTTGCAACACCAATTGTTCCTGTGTATCTTGCACCTTTTATGTAAACTGATTTTCCTGAAAAGTTAACTCCATTAGGTAAGTTAGTACCAATAAAGTGTAATACACCAGATTGATAATCAAAAAAGAATTCATCATTGTTACCTGATCCTGTTGGTCCTACAAGTGTTCCACTTCCTACTGCTGACCCGGCGTTACCTGATGTATGAATATAAACTGCTACGGAATATGTTGCATGAAATTCTGGTGGAATCCAATCTGTTAAACTTGTTTTCCAAGTTCTACTTGTTGGTGATGTGTTGTCTTCGGTACATTCAGCTGGTGTTGTATATAGAGTAACTGGATTTGCTGATGCTCCAGGTAAAGAAGCTGGAATGGCATCTGCTTGATTCCAAACTTTATCACCTCTTAATAATAATGGAGATGCAATGGCTTCATTCGCGGCCGCCTTACTAGCATTGGTGTCGGTTTTTGTTTTACCATAACCTATTTTCTTCCAAAGATAATCTACTTTTTTTGCGTCTGATATTGCCATTAATCTATTTCTAGTGCTGTAACACTATCTCCTGATTCTAATTTTATTCTAACTAATACAACGTTACCTCTTGCATTACTTCCGTTTTCTTCACCTAATGTAAATGTAAATTCTTGTGCTGAATATGTTGTATTATCTACAACGATGTCACCAGAATTAACTGCACAACCATCGCCACCGTTACCACCATTTGATCCTGGTACGCCACCTGCTATTGCAACTGTACTACAAGTTAACCAACCACCTAATCCAGAAAATCCATCAATTGCTGTGCCAGGTGCGGCAATAAACATACCAGATACTCTACCAGACATTGTTAAATTAAAGTTTGCCATATTAGATCTTCTAAAAGCAAAAGTATAATATTGTGCTCCGGATCTTCCTGTGTTTAAGTCGGGACCTGCAGGTAGATAACCTGTTGAATAGTTTGTAGTATTATGTGAGATAGTTCCAAACCTGCAGATCGCTTCTCGTGTTCCAGCAACTACATCTGTAATTGTACCTGTGAAAACGTCGTCTGTATAATAATTCATTGCTCCTGAATCAACGAATGCTGGATTGTCGGTTGTTGCTGATGCAAAATTGTATATACGCACAGCATCATCATCGTGCGTTGCCCCTAACGAATCTGATACTGCGATACCACCGTCTTCTTTATCAAGACCAGATGTTGTTGCATTGTAAACTTGAATTTTTGTTGTGCTAGAAGTATTGTAACCGCCTGGACCATTACAATTTCTAGCCATTATTTTAATTTCGTTAACTGTTTTTGCTGAACCTGATGTAGTAATTGGAACAGTAAGAGTGCCAAGTGTATATGTTCCAGCAACTCCTACGTTAACAGTAGGTATTCCACTGCTTAACATAGTTGACGCACCGTCAATATTTGCATATGTAAAATCTAAATTTGCAATAGCATTGCCAACACTACCTTCTAATCTTGTATCGTAATCAACTTCAACTGGATTAGCAACATCAGAATAACATTGTCCTGTTAAAATAGTTGCTGTAACTCCGGCCAAATTTAAACTTGGTGCTGAACCAGAATCAGAATAATAAGGTACACCTGAAATATATTGAAATGTTCCTGCTGTGCCTTGTGTTAATGTTCCTGCACCTGAAATTGTTGGTACACTTGTTACTTCTTCTTTTACAAATTCTAAAACGTTTGTAGTTACTGCAGAAGGTGATGAGGATCTTATTTGAAAACTGTTTACGCCTACACTAATTCCGCTTGTTGCTTTACTAACAATTGCTTTAAATCCACTAAAATGTGTTGGATAATAAATGCTTGATGCAAAACTTGTTGTGGCTCCTGTTGCATTTAATAAATTAAAATCACTTTCAGATTCTATTGTTAAACTTGTTGCTGTGCCACTGTTATCACTACCTGACATAACAATACTTCCGTCTTCAACCCCATTTACAAATGCTTCTAATGTACCTGATGCGGCATTGTACGCATAAGTTGATTGTGATGCAGTTCTAACAGGATCAATAGTTGTAACTCTGTTAACAGAATCTCCTGCTGTATAAGTTGGAGAACCTACAACGTTTTCACCAAACCCAGAACAAAGTTTTGGACTTATTCCTACGACTGCGTTCATGGCTATTGTTTTTGAACCTAGATTGTTTGGTGCCGCTGGAAAGTCATCATAAACTTTTAATGTTAATGTATCTGTTGCTGGAATGTCTCCTGGGTTAGCTGTACTATGTACATCTAATTCTAAAGTCATTGTGTCTGAACCTGTGCTAGTATTTGTACCTGCTCCCCAACTATGTGACAATCTTGCTCCACCTACACCACCTGCTACTGTACCTGAGGCAATAGTTTCATCACTTCCATATCCCCAATTCATATCATACCCTACTGTGGCACCTGATGTATTAGATGTTAAATTTTTCATGTATCTTGTTTGTCCTTCAACTACCCAAAGGTTACTACCAGTCAATGCAGAACCACCTGAACTTGCTGTGTATAATTCAAAATCTACAACAGGTGTTGCTGTGTAAATTGTAATATAATTTGTTCTTGTGGAAGATGCGTGTGATCCTGATGAATCTGTTATTGCACTATTGTTATATGCTTTTACAGTAACTGACATGGCACCAGTTGCTGTATAAGTGTGAGATGGTGTTGAATCAGCGGTACCTGTTGTTGTATTACTGTCACCCCAAGTAATTGTATATCTGTCTGCACCTCCACCTATAGGTGAAATTGTTAATGTTATTGTTGCACCTGAACCTGCCGCTGTTACATCTGCTGTAAACGTTACACTTTTTACATATTGACTTAATCTAATATTTTCTTGTACTTCATTTAAATCATCAATTGCATCTACAACTGACCCTGCGTTGTTAAGTGTATAAGAACCATCACCAAAACTTGAATCTGTTGGAAGACCTAAAGTTACTTCTCCTCCCGTTAATGATGAAACTGATGAACTTACTACGCCAATAGAATCGTCTACAAATTTTTTGGTTGCCGCATCATCATCTGCTATTGGAGATCCTACTTGTATTTTTGACAAAGTTCCTGCAAAATCGTCTGTTGTAGAACCATCACTTGTTGTAGTTCCAAATCTAAATTTGTCTACGGATTCATCCCAATACATTACAGCATTGTTACCTGCTCCGCCTCTGTTAATCATTACTCCTGAATTATGTCCTATTGATCCTGAGCTGTTTAAGACAATCATGTTGTCTTCTATTGATAAATTTTGTGAGTCTACTGTGGTTGTTGTACCTTCAACTGTAAGGTCACCTGTAATTCTTGTATCACCTGTAACATCTAAAGCAAAATTACCAGGACTAGATGTACCAATACCAATTCTGCCGTTGGCTACATCTACCACTAATACATTCGTATTGAATGCTAGATCCGTTGTACGAATCAGATTGGATTCTAATAATTCCCCTGCTATCTTTGTTATTGCCATAATACTACATCGATATTTACCAGAATATCATACGGTAGATAAGTCACACTAAATAATCATTATATGACACTATTACCCCTTAATAAAATTGAAAAGGTTGCTGATTCTATTGTAAAAGTCTCTCAAGTTGATTTTAAAAAAAACTCTGTGTCGGGTGATGTTATTGACGGGGGAACAATTACAAATTTTACATCAACAGGTATAAAAGATGAATCAAACGAAACACAAATTATAGTTAAAGATGATTATGTTGAAGTTGTAAAAGATTTACATATTAAAGGAACAGTAAAAGTTGAAAATTTACAATATGTACAAGCACACGTTCCAAAATTAAATGTTACTGATGCTATTATGGTTAAACATAATGAAGTATTATGGAAAGATAGATTAGGAAAATCTGTTATAAAAAGTTCTTTACAAGAGTTAGGTATACTAAAAAATTTACAAGTTAGAAATACTTTTTATGTAGGAGATGGTAGAGTTGGAGTTAATACAACAGCACCGTCGGCAGACTTTTCAGTAAACTCGGGTGGTTATGAAATTCTTACAACTATGCAAGAAGCGAATGCATTTGTTGGAACACATACTCACGTTGCATTTGCTATTGGAACAGATTTTACACCAAGATTAACTTGCAGAGCTAATGGAGATGTAGTTGTTGGAACAGAATCAGGTAAGCCTGTTAAATTAAATGTGTATGGTCAACTAGGTATTGGAGTAAAATATCCTCAAGAAAGTTTAGAAGTAGACGGCAATATTAAATTTGCCGAAAGAACATTTGCCGCAGGAGAAAAAGAACCATCAGATGGCAGATGGAATACAGGTTCAATTGTGTGGAATGAAAAACCTGAAAAGAATCTTCCTGTTGGTTGGGTATGTATTAAAGGTGGAAAGCCAGGTTCCTGGCGTCCTTTCGGATTAATTCAATAAAAATTATTCGCCTAGTTTATGTAGGCCGTGGATGATAGAAATAATATGGCCATTTGTTGCACTATCGTTTGCCGGTGGAGCAGAACCAAAAGTTATTTGTTGTCCTGATACTGTATAGTTTGTTGCTGGTACTTGATAAACGCCTCCAACAAAAACTATAATATCTGTTGCATCATTTACAGCAACAGTAAAACTTGCTCCAGTTGAACCATCTAAAGTATTTCCTGCACCACTACCAAAAGTTACAGTTGTTCCATCACCTTGAAATTTGTCTATTGAAATTGTTTTTTCACTTGCCGCAGTTGACATATTGTACCAAGCCGCTCCAATATAAGATTGATATGTTGATGTTGTTGTGTTGTAAACTAATTGTCCGTTAGTACCAGAAGGTCTTTGAGCAGTAGTTACGTTTGGAATTGTAATTCCGAAAGCATTGTCACCTATTAATGGATTTTTTAAAAATCTACCCATAAGATTATAATCCTATAGTTGATATTGTTGCGTTGAATTGTGCCGCTGAATCAGGAGCCGCAATATAAATTTTTGCACCTATTTCTAAAATTGTTTTCTCAGTATCAATAATATAAGTGTCTTGTGCTTTAATAGTTAATGAATTATAAATTTTAAAGTTTTCACTTACTGTTCCACCATTTGGTACAATATATACATCAACAGTTCCGTCACTACTTGACTTATTAGTAATGTAAATCACAGTAACCGCAGATTCCGCCGAAGCAGTATACGCCGCTGATCCTAGACCTGTTCCTACTTGAAAATTTGTTATTGCCATATTTTATCCTAATGCTATCGCTAAAGCCGTAGCCTTACTCTTACTTATCATTTCTCCTGAAGTCAAAAAATCTATGCCATTAATCTTCACATTTCCAGTACCTGCCGCTGAAATTTCTAAATCAGCATTTGTGGCATTAGTTGTTATTTGATTATCTTTTAATCGCACCCAATCAACATCAATAACACCAGCTACTGTTAGTGTTGTGCCATCAAATGTTAAATTTGCTTCACCAGTTATAGCATTTGCACCTGTTACAGTTGTAACTTGATTATTTGTTGAACCTGTTAATACTGCTCCACCCGCCGTATCTACATAATTTTTTGTTGCGGCATGATCACTTTGAGCCGGCTCAGCAACTGCTAAATTTCCTAATGTAATATTATCAATAGTTGTTATACTTGTTGGATCATTAGTAGTTGTACCTAATTGGAATTCATCGTCTCCTGCGTCCCAATATAATAATCCATGATTTGAAGTACCTCTATTAAAAAATATTCCTGAATCTTCTGTATCTGCTGTTGAATTGTTTTTATTGACAACTAAAAATTTGTCTTCAATTGTCATTACTGATGTGTTTAATTCTGTTCGGTCACCATCAACTACTAAATCTCCCATGACTCTTGTTGTTTTTGAGTCAAAAAATAAGGAGTTTGAGCCACTCGCACCCGTGCCCGTTTTAATTGTATAATCACCTGATGTACGTAAAGTCTTTGCCATTTGCTACTATTTATATAAAGAAAGGGGGAGCCTAAACTCCCCCAGTATTCTTATAAGCACGTGTTTTGGTTATCTAACGTCAATATTACCTACGCCTGCTCCTGCTTGTCCTTCATCAGTACCTTCAGTACCTAATGAATACGTACAGTTGCCTGCCGCTCCAGCCGCCGTTACATAGTGTATAGTTCTATTAAAGAACTTATCTACGTAAGCAACAGTAGAGTCGTTCAATATAACTTGAACGCAAAATTGGTTCGATGTATTCGCCAATGATGCTGGTGCTACTGCTTTTAATTCATAAACTGCTTCAGATGAATCTTCTAAGTGAATCTTGAATAATTTTGATCCTCTTTGAGATACAACGTATGCTGTTGCTGAACTAACTAAAGATCCACCAGTTGGTCGATATCCAGTTACTGCAATTTTACCTGCAACGTCACCACCAAATCCTGATGCCGCGCCATGTATTCTTGACTTTTTGATTGGTCTTCCCATTTGTTTTCTCCTGTTCAGAGCCTAATGTGAGTTCTACTCACTACGCGGTTAATTCCGCATAAGTCTCCACTTGAGTGAAGCTCTGTTTGAACTGCTATTATTTATGTTTTTATTGTAGTAAGAAAAGAATGGTGTAAAATAAAAGTTAGTTACACCATTCTTTGAGGTTTACGTATTTCTAGATTATTATATTATTTTCTATTGTAGATATGATATAAAATCCAAACTGCTACTAATCCAATCAAACCTTGATCTGAAAAGCCAGCAAGTACGCCCTGAATATTTCCTATTACAGAAATATGTGGCCAGAACGGAACACCTTGACCATTAAAAAGAATTTCTAAAATGATTCCTAATGCTATTAGACTTACGCCTACATCAGCTAATCCTTTTGCCCATCCTTTAACTTTCATCATGATATCCATATGGACCTCCCTTGATGTTAAGATTCGAATCGAATCTTAAATTTATTTAGAAGACAGAATGTTGAAGTTATAATATGCTATTTGGTTTATGAACCATGTGATGGTGAAAATAATTTTTTATCTGTGTATAAAAAGAAAAATTTAGTCACAAAAAAAGAAAGGCGACCGAAGCCGCCTTTCTCTATGATTCAAAAAAATCTATATATAGATTATTTAAATTTTAAGTTAGCTGAAGTGATCGCTACTTTTCCAACGTAATCAGCCGCATTACCAAGAGATGATGCAGTGTTTGTTAACTCTACATAGCCATATCTTGTTAAGAAGCCAACAACTGGTTCGAAAGTAGACGGATCAAGTACAACGCCTGAAGACATTAAAGGAATGTAAGGACAATAAAACGCTGGTGCGTCTGCCTCACTTGCTCCTTTATAGCCAACTAAAACGTCGGTTGCGTCCACGGCATATGCGTCAACGTATACTCTCATAGAAGCATTTAACGTACCAACAAATTTAGTGTTAGTAGGTGCTTCGAAAGTACCTTCAGTTGATCTAGCAAATGCTGATGTTGTCGCAGATTGAAGAATCGTTAAAGCAGTTGGAGAAACTACTGACCAGTTTCCAGCTCCTCTACGTGTTCTTGTTGCGATTTGGTTTGCCACTCTGTTGATTAACACAGCCAAAGCCGCGTGTTCGTCACCAACGAAAGTTGCAGTACCAGAAACAGCTGATTGGTCAAAAGTTTCACTAGCTGTTCCAGCCAATGTTCTTAATGAACCAATAACTTCTTGGTCGATCTCAGCCGTAATTTCTTGAGCTAATGCCGCCATGATTTCTGCTTCTACATCAATACCTTGTTGTGCTTGAGCATCTTGAGCCGCTTCAAAAGTCCATCTAGCTGATAGTTTTCTAGATTTCGCTTCTACCGGTTGTTTCAAGATCTGGATTGAAAGTCTGTTTCCAGCAGTACCTTCTTTAGCCGCTGTTGTAGCCGCTTTAGGTGTACTTTCATTTTCATTACCAGAGTATGCTCTCGCAATTTTGAATGGAGATAATGCTTCTTCACCAGCTGTCGCATTCGACGCCACTGTGTCTGCATATCTTATTCTTAACGTGTGAATCTGTCCAACCGGACCAGTCATTGGTTGTACACCAACGATCTCGTTCGCTATAACAGTAGGCATAACCCTACGTATTACTGGAAGAATCACTCTGTTTAGAGTAGCAACGT